GTGAATACACGAAACGCAAAGCAGGGATTTTCCTACGCAAGACTGCCCTGCAATATCGCGTGTTCTATTTGAATGAGCAGGGTCAGGTAGTGTGGCAGCTATGGGAAGAGGTCGAGAACGCGAAGGGCGAAAAGGAACTGATACAAGTCACGCCGGATACCATCATTCCCGCACTCAAATGGATACCGTGTCATATTGTCGGTGAACTCGGCGACGCACCGCTCCTGATGGACTTGGCATATACCAACATCGAATGGGTGCAAATGTGGTCAGACATCAAACAATCGGCACACAGAAGCGGGCAAGCGATCCCGTTCACGAAAGGCGTTTCTGCTGAGGAGATAGGCAAAGCGCAAGCGGGCGGCGTGATGTATCATTTGCCCGAAAATGGTGACATTGGATTTGCTGAGATCAAAGGTGGCTCAATCGAGCCGCACGTTGGATTGCTTGACCGCGTAGAGCAGCGTATGTCGTGGCTTGGCCTGCAAATGCTGATGCCCAACGGTAAGCAGGGCGGTGATGCAACGGCAACTGAGGCGTTGATAGATCAGATACAGGACACGTCGGAACTACAGGTAAGGGCAACGCAGTTAAAAGATGCACTTGAGGCAATGCTTGCGTCAATGGCGGCGTATATGAATCTCGAAAGCGGCGGCTCGATAGAGTTAGGCTGTTCGTGGCATCAGTTGACGCTGGACTCTCAGGAACTCACTACGCTCAATGCGATGGTCGTGGACGGCAATTACCCGCTTGAGTATCTGCTTTGGTTTATGGAAAAGAGCGGTAAGTATTTCCCGCCTGACGCAACGGCTGATGATGCTAAGGCGATACTGGATGAGGAAGAGGCAGAGGCGGCGAAGGTTAAGCCAGTGCTGATGGCACAGCAAATGCCGGGGATGCCCAAAGAGGTGATACCAAATGAGACGCAAGAAACGAACATCCAAACGCAAGCGGCGTGAGCAGTTCCCAACGCAGGCTGATTACGATAAAGCGGTTAGGCTGGCGGCTAAGGTTGGGCTTGCTGAAATGATGGAGGCAGGGACAAAGGATGCCTAGTATTTGCGAAGATTGCGGGCGGGCTATGTACGCTCAGTTTGATGGGAAGTGTGTTCGATGCGGAGATGAAAGGTGGGAGTTGATTACGACATCGCAAAGCGAGCCTACCACGACGGCAATGACTACATCAGCCGCAGGATATTGCGTGAAAAGATTGACAAGCTACTCGACCACACCAAGTCTGAGGCGACAAAGATAGCCCGTAAGTTCGATGCGGGTACTATCAACGCGGCTGAGTTTGAAGTGCTGATGCGAGAGTTGTTGAAGTCATCGCATATCGTTAGCGGGGTCGTTGGCAGGGGCGGGCGTGAGCGGATGACGCAATCGGACTGGGGCCGGATTGGAGCGAAGATCGCTTGGCAGAATGGCTACTTAGCTAAGTTCGCCCGCAAGCTATCGGCCGGCACGCTAAGCAAGGCAGCAACGGCTAACAGGGCGAGAAGTTACGTGGGGGCGGTTTACACCAGTTTTGCTGAGGGCAATGCGGCGGCTTATCAAGAGGCGAAGGAGTTGGGCGTAGTTGAGCCTGATGCGATTCAAGTTAGGTTGGTAACTACGGCGAATGAAAGCTGTGCCGAGTGCGAGGCAGACGAAGCCGCAGGGTGGATGAATCCAGATGATTTAGCGGAACTTGGGACAAGAATCTGCGGCGACTGGTGCAAGTGCTTCATCGAATTTTCTGATGAAATATAACGGAAATGTTATACGCCATAATCACAATCCTAGCCATTCTCCTCGCCCTCACACATTGGCGAAAGAACGTATGGAAGCGGCGGTATATGAATAAAATCTTTGTGAATGTGGCGGCATCGTTCGGCAATATGTTTGGGCAAGCGCTAGGCGAGCAGATGGCAAAGGAGTTGGCGGCTCGGAATGGTGGCGAGGAATGGGCGGAGGTTATCGAGGATAAATGAACAAAACACGTTACGAGAATCAAAAGCAGATAGCGGTAGAAACTGCAACGGTCAAGGCCGCACAAAAGCCAAGCCGTGAATCTACGTGGACGTTTCGCTATCGCAATCAGGATGTGGCAACGACGGTTAGGTTAAACGGCAAGAACAGCACACAGCACGTTAGGAATAAAGGTAAATGAACAACACCGCCACAAAAGAATCGCCCTTTACCCGCATCTCCGGCGGCTTATCCGTGCGTAAGGTGATAAAGGCTCAAGAGGTAAGGCAAACGCCGGAGCAGATCGCTAAACGACACAGCGTGGGGCTGCTTAAGGCGTTGATAGAACTTTATCCGAAAGAGGCGGTGGAACACGTCCGGGCGGTTGTTTTAGATGTAGCAAAATAATGTTTGCAAAGCACACTCTGTTGTGCATATAATTTAGCCAAGCGGAATATTTCCGCAAATTTACAGATTTAGGTTCTCACCCGAAAGGGTCACAGCCGACATTGCTTTATAGCGTGTCGGCTTTTTCGTTTTTAAAATTCCCCGCGTTAAGGACGCTCACAGAGCAAGGCTCACAAACAATATGGCATTACGAATCAAGATCGCTAAGGGCGATTACGAAGCACTCGATGAAGCATTACAGACCCTCTATGTCGCAGACGGCGAAAATTACAAACTCGATGCCGACTATGAGGACGTTACAGGGCTAAAGAACAAGACCAAGGAACTACTAGCCGACCTCAAGAAAGCACAGGACGCGGCGAAACAGTTTGAAGGCGTTGACTTAGAAGCGGCAAAAGCGGCACTCGATGCACAGCAAAAGGCCGCCGACGAGAAGCTGAAGGAAGAGGGCAATTTCGAGGCCATACGGCAGCAATACGAAGACCGTATCAAAGCGGCGGAAGATAAAGCGAAAGCCGATATTGAAAGTATCGCCAGCGAAAAGAACGCGATACTAGCCAACCTCAAACGTGAGCGTTTGGCGAATGTTTTGACAGAGAAAGGCGTGTTGCCTGACCGGGTTAAATACCTCGTCGGCGAACTCGATCCGGCTATTGAATTGGTATCGGGCGAGAACGGCTTTTCATTAAAGAAGATCGGCGGCATCGGGGATGACACCGAATTCAACGCGATCATTGACGAGGTGAAGCATAAATCACCCTTCTTTTTCGCAAGCGACAACATAGCCGGAAGTGGGGCTTCTGGAAGTGACGGCAACGGCAACGGCGGCGGCAAGACGATCACGCGACAGCAGTATGAAGCGAACCCCGTAGCCTACGCCAAACAGTTAGCCAGCCGAGAACTGGCGATCACAGATTAAACAACAACTTCTAGGAGCGATATAACACAATGGCTAATACACTCACCAATCTAATCCCGACCATCTATGAGGCACTCAACGTCGTGTCGCGTGAGCGTGTCGGCTTTGTAAACGCGGTATCTAAAAACACCTCTGCCGAACGTGCGGCGGTCGATCAGTCCATCCGTATCCCGATTGCCCCGGCGGTAACGTCAGAAGCGGCAAACACGCCGGCACAGTATGCCCCTGATACGGGGGATGTAACGGTTGATTCGGTCGAAATGACCATCAGCAAGTCGTACCACATTCCTGTCCGTTACAACGGCGAGGAAGTTCGCGGCCTTGAGAATGCCGGCACTTTTGCGGATGTTAACCGTCAGCGATTTGAGCAGGCTTTCCGGCGGCTCGGTAACCTGGTAGAGACTGACCTTGCGTCAACCTACAAATACGCCTCGCGTGCAACTGGAACCGCCGGAACCACACCGTTCAATACGGCTGGCACGGTAAGCGATTTCGCTAACGTTCTCCGCATTCTTGACGATAACGGCTGCCCGCCTGATGGCCTGGCACTCGTTCTCTCAAACGCGGCTATGCAGAACATTCGCGGCAAGCAGTCGAACTTCTTCAAGGTAAACGAAGCGGGTTCCTCTGAAATGCTCCGTGACGGCAACCTTGGGCGTGCATTCGGTTTCAACCTCTTTCAGAGCGGACAGGTCGCAGCTCACACCATCGGCACATTGGCTGGTTCGCCAACGCTGACCTCGGCTGATTATGCCGTTGGAGCCACATCGCTTGTTCTCGCATCGGCTGGAACGGGCAGTATTGTTGAAGGCGATTTCCTTAACGTTGCCGATCAGAATAACGGCATTTGGTATGGCGTTCGCACGGGCGACACCGACGTATCAGGCGGCGGAACTATTGTTCTCAATAACCCCGGGCTGCGTATCGCTCAGACATCGAACACATCGGCTCTGACCATCGCGGCGGCATACTCTGCCAACCTCGCATTTCACCCAACGGCTATCCAGCTTGTCACCCGACAGCCGGCGTTGCCTGAAGGCGGCGATATGGCAACCGACCGCTCGTTTGTGACTGACCCATTGACGGGCATCACGTACGAGATCGCGGAATACAAACAGTTCCGTCAGACGGTCTTTCACGTGTCGCTTGCTTGGGGCTGGAAGGCGATCAAACAAGAGCACATCGCGGTTCTCTTCGGCTAGTAAGAAATGGAGAGGGGCATTCCTAGAGCGTGCGAAGACTGTGGGGATGCCACCTCCTTAAAGCACACGAGCAAGAACGGCAAGCGTTACTACAAGAGGCGTTGTAGGGCTTGCGAAAGACATCCGGGGCGCAAGTATAAATCAGAAAGGTGTAATCAGTGTGGTTTTATACCGATTCACCGTTGCCAACTTGATGTTGACCATATTGACGGGAACCGTAAGAACATCCACCCGTCAAACTTTCAGACCCTTTGTGCGAACTGCCACCGATTAAAGACAGTTCTAAATGGTGATTGGCACAATAGGCGGTAAAACTAAATGTCACAACAATCAGCCAACAGAGATTATGAGACAGTAGCCGCTGGCGTAACGGGTCAGGTGCTGGGCTTGCTTGGTGCGAAGGGCGATTACATTGAACGCCTTATCATCTCACCCGCAACCACAGGGCCGGGGCTTGTCACGCTTCTCGACGGTTCTACCTCTATCCCAATTATGGTCACGGGCGGCACGACAACGCTTGAGCCTATCGTTGTGGAACTTAGAATGGTTTCTCAGACAGGAGCGTGGAGCATTACGACGGGCAATAACGTAACGGTTATTGCGGTTGGCAATTTCACGCGGTCAACACTTTTACAGTAAGCCAATGAAATGGACTAACACAGAAACGCCAACCTTCGCGGGTTCTACGGGTAGTGGCAATGCACCTGCTGTTGCGGAGACTTTCGATCTTGTAGACCGTGACGGCACGGTGCTAAAGCGATACTCAAAAGCGGTAACAGGGGCGTTGACCGAAAGCACGGTTGAATACACAGCACCCGTTACCCGCGTGGTCATTGGCACGGTAGATAGAACTTTATCCGAAAGAGGCGGTGGAACACGTCCGGGCGGTTGTTTTAGATGTAGCAAAATAATGTTTGCAAAGCACACTCTGTTGTGCATATAAT